GCACGTTGTACTCGTAGCCGTAAGCAAAACTCGCTCTCTCACGTGCGTTGGCGACTATTGTACTGGTCTTGCGATCGAATCTATTGGCCTCATTGGCTAGCACGGCTTCGTCGTAGTCATAGTCATTGTAGCGGTAGCGGCCCAGATTGGGAATCATATCACACACGCTGTTGAAAAGCGCATTCACGACATCTTGATTGGTCATGACAGTGACTTGTTTCTCAACCGAATCAGCAAAACGCAGACGTTTCTTGACAGCCGCGTTTCTAGCCGTGGAGTCCTTGTTTGACATTTTGTGTGCGCCTTCTATGAAAGCCGGATCAGCACCCGTTTTGGAAACAACGGCGTTGGTGTTGTGCACATCGGATCGGACTTTGAATCTAGGGGTTTGACCATCAATATTGCCATCTGGAAATTGCTCGCTAGGACCGGTCTTTTCGTGCCAGAGTTCACGTAACTCATTTGGTTTCGTATTTAAGAATGCTTCACGCAAGGCATTTGGTTCCATCCTCACGCTTGATTGTTTAAGCACGCTTTTCTTGAAGACATCCAATGGTTTGTCTGGCTCTTTGATCTTTACCGGGTCGACTAGCTGGGAATACGCGAGAGCATCCAGATTTTCTACGGTTTCGCCCTTGCGATTCTTGTGTTCCTTGTAGGCGCTTTCCGCCCTGGACTTGCGACCACCTTCCATAAGCCACGATGGTTCATCTTTGTGCACATCAAATCTTTTAAGCGAATAACCTCTAGGATCCGAGTCATCTTTGAGAAGCACAGGAACATGCATCATCTTGTGATTGGTAACCTCGGATAGAGGGAACGCCAACTCGCGAAGGCACCAAGAACTTTCCGTAGCGTTGCCCAGATAAGCAACCAAGTCAAAAGGCGGAAGGCTTTCTAGCGAAGTGCCATGTGTCAACAGCCAAAGTCTGTGCAAAAGAGGATTTTGGACAACCATGTTTCGGTATTGCCCTTCGAACACAAAGTCGAAGAAAAGTGAAACATTCTTTTTTCCTCTCGTAACCGCAGTCCACAACGCATTGTGGTCTGGGTGCTTCAGGTACGTTATGTTTATTTCGACAGTGTAGTCCTCATTGTAGTCTTTGCCTTGGCTTGACGCATATGTAGTGGCCGGCGCTCCGAAGTAGTCGCTCATTGTATTCACCATGCCTCTAGATGGCACAATCACAGGTTGACCCGCGGGAACGCGGTCCACCGCTATGAATTTTGCATTGCTGTTCTTGCTTGACGACGGAAGACCTAACGCGGCAGCCACTTGCTGAGCTAAACGGCGTGTACCCACCATATATTTGCTGATAGCCCACGCGAAGTATTTAGCTTCCGGTACAAACTTCTGCGTGTCATTCAAGGGACAGTCTTCCTTTGGCTCGTGCCAGCTCATTTGATGAGGGTCCCCAAGCATGAGGATCATCTTTATGCTGGGATGCAACCCAATAAGAGCATCAACGTACCCGGGCGGGTATTTGCTCAATTCATCAATCACCACAACGGGCGAGTTGGTGTGCATCAAGCCTATCTCGAAAGTGCAATTGCTATTACTCTTGACAGATGGTTGCCTTTGTTGTATCTGCAGTATTTCAGCCCAGTCGTCGCGTAACGGTATCGTAGGACATATCGCTGTGACCGGTTGGTTGGGCGTCCACCACTCTTTGCCTTGAATAGCTTCTCTTGTGGCATGTGACTTGCCGCAACCCGGGTCACCGGTCATAAAACTGATTCGCACTGGTGCAAATTTACCCAGCTTGAGCGTCTTTTCGTGCATTTGCAGGTGCTTCTCTCCGCACTGGGCTAGCAAAGTACCGGTCTTACCGGAACGCAATGTTCTCATGTAAAGAGACGCGCGATTATTGTCTGGCACATAGCTCTTTAGCGTGTGAATGGTCTCCAGTTGCGACGTATCGAGGGAATCGAACCTTGCAGTGCCACCATACGAAAATTGCTTGTACTCGGGTTCTTTCGCGAGCGAAAAGTGTTTGTTGGCGTAATGAACTATTGCGATGGGTCCACTCTTGACACCGTACATGCTCGGGTAATCATCGGGCTTAGGTACTACTTCAACGGCAACATGACACATCAATGCCAACGCTTCCAAGACGTAAATGGAAAGGTAAGGCGACTTGTGTTCCAGATCATCCAGGAATTCATTCGCGGGTTTCTCATTGAGCTGACGCCACAATTCACCTATTGACCGTCCTGTAAGTTTGTTGAACACTTGTAGCAGACAGTCTTGCTCTGGTGGCGGCATAATGATGTGACATCCTCGTGCGTTGCTCAGTAACCTCGCGTTCCAGCGATCTTTCGTGGTAACCCCATAAACTGCCGTCATCCAAGTCTCGCGTGAAGCTCCGAGCGGTATGCGCAAATTGTAACCGGCAAACCTAACGACCCGATCCTCAGCCCGCATTATGATCTGTTCATCACTTGCGAGGCCTTTAATTTTCGGAGGCGCTGTTTCACCAGTCTTCGTATCGGGCATGATCTGCACCTTGTTGTCGTCGCTGGCAATGGGTACTATGGCCATTTCTTGGTTGCCTTCTTCGTCCTCGACTTCAACCATTTTACATTTGCCCTTGGCATCTTCGTATGTGTTGGCTTTGCTAATTGAAGCTGAAGCACAAGCATGGCAACACAAGGCACCAGTAACGCCTCGTGCGCGGAATCCTTCGGCACATGTAGGCAATTTACTTAATTCTTCGAGGGTTAAAAGTGGATGTTGACTGCATTGGCGGGTGCTTCCGCAGTGTTTTGACATTAGAGCTAGGTCGTTTTCGACACAAGCTACAAGAGATTCGTCCACTATGCCCTCGTTGAGATTTAGTTTTTCACCACCCACGGCCAATGAGTCGTGTTCTTTGGCTTCCGCGCTGAGTTCCGTTACCTCCATGATGCTCTGGAGCACGTCCCTGTCTTTAAGGTGATCTTCAAAGCGTTTTTCAATGCGTGCACGCGCAACATACTTCATGTGTTCCAAAGTGGATGCTGTTAATGAAACAGGCGGTAGACGTGTGTCGTAAGAGGCAGCCTTGGCTATGGTTCGCTGGAGCGCCTCACGTGACGGCATTTCCAGGTTCACCATTTCAGGTCTACCTTC